AACCTATTGCTTTCAATGAATTCATGTCGTGGAAGATTGATGGATGGGAGTTACCTAACTCAGTTACATGCATCATCAGGTCTGAAGACAAACATGGCAAGATCAAGGAGCATACCTATCAAACACAAGGACATGCTACACGTAAGATCGAACAACTTGTCAAAGAACGTCGAAACTTCGTGGTATGTGATAACGATTCAATCTCTGACATGAGGCAACCACAATGAAAATAGCTTACCTAGCTGACCCAGATGTCTTAGTACCTAGTGAATACTACAACAAGGCACTAGCATCTATACCACAAGATCACTCTCATCGTGACGAGCTTATATCCTTACTCATAGATCAGGTATTAGATGACCATTACACCTAATGGCTACACCTCAACAGATTGATGAGCAGGTCAAGCTTGAACGCTTACAGATCTCTCAAGGTATTGAACAACTACGCAAGAACACCAAGCAGTTAGAACATAAATCATATGCATCAGCTACAGTATATGGAGTTACTTCTATCGATACCCTTTTACCTTTGGTTATCAAGAAGATCGAGGACACCAATAATAGAATTAAAGAGGGTAAAACTGGAAAGGCATTCAAGGAAATCAATACGTTCTTAGAACCATTAGAACCATTAGCAGCAGCAACGATATCACTCAAGGTTACATTCGACAAAGTGTTTGGACATAAACATGGTAGTAATCTATTAGCAAACATATGTGACTCAATCGGACAAGCTATAGAAAATGAGCTACAGATGAGACACTATGAGAATAAAGCTCCGGGATTGTTACAAACTCTTAAGACTAACTACTGGCATAGAGCTATCGGTACTAATCAGAAGATAGTTGTAATCCAAACCTTAATGAATCGTTACAATGTACCACCATGGGATAGTTGGTCAAGGACTAATCGTATAAAACTAGGAGCTTGGCTACTAGATTGTATCATGTCTACAAGTGGATGGTTCTATAAAGATTTAAGACGTGAAGGTAGGAAGACAAACAACTATATACTACCAACACCTGAGTTCATAGAGATCAAGGATCAGGTCATCAAGGACAGTGAGATGTTCGCACCACTAGCTTGGCCTATGCTTATCGAGCCTAATAACTGGACTCCTGAGAACGCAGGTGGCTACTTGCTTAACGAAGTAATGGTTGGTCATAAAATGGTTAGACGTGGCGATCCCACCCGTATACAGGGAGAAAACCCTTACAAGTTCCTTAATAAAATACAGAAAGTTGGATTTAAAATCAATCTATTCACTTTCAATGTAGCTGAGTGGTTAGAAGTTAAGGGTAGAAGTGTAGGTAAGTTTATACCTGTACTAGATCTACCACTACCTAGCAAACCATTCGATATAGCAACCAACAAGGACTCACGTAAGGACTATCGTAGACGGGCTGCAGAGGTGATGAATACTAATGCTAATGCATTCAGACGTTCATGTCGTACTCGTATGACCATGGACGCAGCAAGACGCTTTAGATGGCATAAACGCTGGTTCATTCCATGGAGCTTTGACTATAGAGGAAGAGCATACCCCATCCCTGCATTTCTCACACCACAAGATACAGACTTTGGTAAGTCACTTATTCGCTTCGCTGATGAAGCACCAATGACACCTGAGGCTGAGGACTGGTTAGCGTTTCAAGTAGCCACAACATTTGGTCTTGATAAAGCTACAATGGGTGAGAGATTACAATGGACTAAAGATAACATCACTCTCATAACTCGCATCGCTCAAGATCCATATAGAAATGTATCGGACTGGGAAGGTGCAGAGGAACCATGGCAGTTCCTAGCAGCATGTGATGAGTATTATAACTGTGTTATTACCAACACTAGACGTACTACAGGATTATATGTAGCATGTGATGCAACCTGTTCAGGATTACAGATTTTGGCAGGGTTGGCTAGAGATAAATCAACTGCACAACTTGTTAATGTACTACCATCTGATAGACCACAAGATGCATACAAAGTAGTAGCTCAACATGCTAGAGCTGAATGTCCTGAATCTATCCGCAAGGTCATGGACCGCAAGGTGGTCAAAAGAACCGTCATGACTATACCTTACAATGCTAAACCTTACTCAAATAGGTCGTACATTCGTGACGCACTTAAAGAGAAAGATATAGAGATTAGTAAGGAAGAATTAACTCAAACTGTTATAGCAGTTAGGAATGCAATGAAGGTTGTAGTCCCCGGAGCATTAGCAGTTATGAATTGGATAGAGAAAGAAGTATCTAATGCATTAAAGCGTGGTGTCGAAGAGTTAACTTGGACAACACCATCAGGATTCATTGTCACTCAAAAGATAATGAAGAAACAAATAGAGAAGTTAGAGTTACAGTTACTAGGTAGATGCAAAGTTAATGTAGCTACAGGTGACACGACTGAGGTAGACAAGAACAGACACAAGGCAGCTACTGCACCTAATCTGATCCACTCTCTTGATGCCTCACTACTTCATCTAGCGGTAGATAGGTTTGATAAGCCTATTGCATTAATACATGATAGCGTACTGTGTAGAGCTACTGATATGTCTTTATTGTCTAGCTTAGTAAGAGAAACATATATGAAACTCTTTGCTAAGCATGACTACCTTACGGACTTCGCTAAACAAATAGGAGCGGAGACTGAACCACCGATCATAGGTAATCTCGAACCTGAGACTGTGATCGATTCCACTTATTTTTTCTGCTAAATGGCACGAACAATTCACAAAACAGAAAACCCTGTAACCCTTGAAGGATTCCAAGCTGTACTTGCACCAAGCAAGTTCGGTTATTCACTCTCAGCAGTTGTCTGCGAAGATATCGTAAACACACTGGAAGATGAAAGGAATGAACAACTCAAGTGGGCTGAATCAAAATTAAAAAACCCCAAGAGATCCACCTTAAAACCAACGCCATGGGAAGAGGTCTCCGAGGGTAAGTACAAACTTAAGTTCTCATGGAACGAAGAGAACCGTCCACCTGTTGTCGATACAGAGGGCACAATTTTAAACGATGCAAAAACTCCATTATACGGTGGATCGACTGTTAAATTGGGCTTCTACCAAAAACCTTACATCCTCAGGGATGGAGTTACCTATGGTAGTTCTCTTAAGCTGGTTGGTGTACAGGTTGTCTCAGTAAACGGACAAGCTGGCGTTGATACAGGAGATTTAGATGCGAACGAAGTCGCTGAACTATTCGGGAAAACCGCTGGCTTTAAGACAAGCGATCCGAACGTTACTATTACTACAGATGACACGTCCGAAGAAGAAGACTTCTAAGTACAGGTCTAAGTTAGAAGAGAAGGTCGCTGATCTATTAACAAATCTAGGAGTAACATACGAATACGAAAGTGTTAAGATCGGCTACCAAATCTCTCATAATTATAATCCAGACTTTATATTACCGAACGGTACTATACTAGAATGTAAAGGCTATTGGGATAGCGAGGACAGAAGGAAGATTAAAAATGTGTGCGAACAAAATCCAGACATGGACATTCGCATGGTCTTCCAAAGTCCTTTCAATACAATCACTAAGAAGTCAAAGACAACGTATGCTATGTGGTGTGATCGATATAAGATCCCATGGTGTACGTTCCAAGAAATACCCATTGAATGGTTGGTCTAATGACCGAATCAGAATTCATTGCCCACGAAGCATGTGATAATTGTGGCTCCTCAGATGGCAACTCTGCCTACTCAGACGGCCACAAGTTCTGTTTTGTGTGCCAAACATACACACCTGCAGAAGGTGAAGTTCACTCTCATAAAATGACTACAGATGTCCAATACCAAGGCTCAGCTGAACGGCTGCAGAAACGAAACATCTCTCAAAAAACTTGCCAATTCTTCAGGATTTACAGAGACGCAGCTACTCTACGCTTTCCATATACAACAAGCGATGGAGTACTATCAGGATTTAAAATAAAAAACAAGCAGAAGGAATTCTATTATGAAGGCAAGGCTACTGATACTCTCTTTGCTCAGCATTTATTTCCTAGTAGCGGTAAACGGATTGTCGTTACTGAAGGTGAACTAGATGCTGCGAGCTGTTATGAAGCTATGTCAGGTTGGCCGATGGTCTCTCTACCTCATGGTGCAGCCTCCGCCAAGAAAGACATCCAAAAGCAAATCCC